CTAAGTCATTGGTGGGGATACCGCAACACAGATACCAAAGATACTAGTCGTAACTTATGGCCTTGGGCTATCTGGATTGGCGGAGAAGAACTGCACAACAATCATCACGCCAACGGTGCATCTGCTAACTTTAAACAAAAGAGTTGGGAGTTTGACATAGGTTGGATGTATATCTCAATACTAAGATTCTTTAAATTAGCTAAAGTTAGATAAAAGAAAACCCCCTTTCGGGGGTTTCTTGTTTCCACTATATTATAATGCTCTACGAGCCTATATTATTTCTTCACGCCGTTGTTAACAAATGCGTACATTTTTTCGGCGGTCTCTAGTACTTTATCTAAACCTGGAAACTCTGGCATATCAACTGTGGTAACGATCTGACCAGTCTTCTCGTCACGTTTGGCAGTCATTTCCCATCCTTGGAACTTTGAGTGGAACTCGTCGCTTAACATGCCCTTGGCCATGTCCAAGATGTCTGTGCGGATTTCGTAGCCGTTTTTGTTAAATTTTACTTCTGGTAGTTTTGGTGTAAAGTCTGACATATTATTCTCCTTTGTATGTGTGTATGTCTTGTACCTTAGGCGGTACCTTCCTTCTTTGGAAACCAATGCTTACTAATGGATTCCACAGAATACTTAGCCATTTCGATGGTGTTATTCACAGCCATCTTGGCAAATTGTGTTTGCGCATCGATATATGCGTGTGCCGCTTTGTTTAGGGCAGGATCTTTGTAAATCTGATCGGTAACGATCTTTTTTGTGTTTTGAAATGATTCAATGTAAAAAACTGGTGAAAACATAACTCCTCCTTGTGTGTTTGTGTATGTGTTATTATATATCCCTGATGGGAAAAAGTCAAGAGTAAACACGGATCATTCCGCCATTACACGTTTTGCGGCTTCGTAATCGCCCAAACGAGCAAAGTAAGTGGCAGCTCTAGCCCTGCCAAACGAGTCCATCACGGACCAGATGTAGTTGATGAATGATTTCATAAAAATTTCCCCTGTTGTGTTCTGTATTCGAACTCTTTGGTAAAATGTTCTACATCTGAGGCGTTCTGTGGGTACCTGCTAGTGATGTAGCGGTCTAGCTCGCTTTGATAATGCTGTTTAGGAAACATTTCGGCTAATCGCTCCAACATCCTAAACATCTGTTCTGATAGATATTTCATTTTTATCCTCTGTAAGTGTGTGTAGAATCAGTGTTTCTACTGAGTATTTATATCAATCAATGTGCGGTCGCACATTATTTCATTTGACAGCCCTGCTATTTTACTTTAATATAAATTAAATTTGAGTTAAATATACTATCAATCGGATTAAAGATGAAGTTACGAACCAGATCAATTTTACAAGAACTTAATTCTATAGCAGAAGTTCGAAACAAAGACGCTCTTATCGAAAGTAGAGCGATCAATGTCATCAATTCAGCTATTAATCTGTTAGAATCGATCCAAAAAAATTATAGCGAAGATGCAGCTGACGAGTTAGAGCGCAGATTGATCAATGCTATAAAAGGACAAGACCCGGCTAAATTTGTAAGAGGCATACGAAGAATAGCAGAGTCCAGAAAAAATCAGAAAAAATTGGAAGAGAGCAATGACTGAATTATTTGAGGGTGGGAATGTATTCAAAGGCCCAGATAAACAGCCTTTAACTCGTAGGATCACTAGATCAGAAATACCTACAACCATCGCTTTTTTAGAAAAAGAGACCAGTGTAGATTTCAGCACAGACAAAGATGAAGAAGGGGTGCCTATCAAATGGTTAGGTACTACTGGACGTAAAGCAGACAGCGGAGATCTTGATCTGTCAGTTGATGCCAACGAAATCAATAAAACAGAATTCGCAGAAAAACTTAGATCTATTTTTGGCAAAGATTCTGTAAAATTAAGCGGCGATAATGTACACCTAAAAACCCCAATCAATGGAGACCCTGCCAACGGATTTGCACAGACAGATTTTATGTTTTCAGCTAATCCTAAATTTCAGCAGGGCAGTATGTTAGGTAGCGGGCCAGACAGCCCATTCCGTGGTGAACATCGTCATATATTACTAAGTTCAATTGCTCGCGCCAGAGGAATGAAGTATTCACCTAAGTTTGGTCTTATGAATGCTGAAACAGATGAAACTGTTCCTGGCGGAGATGACTGGAACACTATCGCTAAACAACTGCTAGGACAGACTGCTACGTCTAAAGATATTCGCAGTGTAGAAAATATCATCGCCTATATTAGAAAGCTGCCAAATTACGAAGAACTTATTTCCGCAGCCAGAGAAACACTGGGGCGTTCCGGAATAGAACTTCCTAAAAACGAAGCCGTAGAAAGTTATCAACCTGGCACAATAGGCTGGATGCGTAAATTAATAGAAATCTGTAAATGAGAGCATTTGAATTTTTAACCGAAGCTGACGCCCCTGCTCCTAAAAAAGTAGGCAGAGAGTTTAACCACCTAGAAGATCTAGTATTCACGGAAACCAACGGTGCTCAACGTGCGATCAAAGTCCTTAAGGATCTAGCCAATCCATCTAAAAAAATCGCTATCAAGTGGGACGGCAACCCTACAGTCTACTGGGGACGTGAAGAAGACGGTGCCTTCCGTATGGTTGGCAAAAACAACTGGGGACGTGAAGAAGGTAAAAGCTCTAGCCCAGAAGAACTCAAACAGTTTATCATGAGTCGTGGTAAGGGCGAAGAATGGCGAGCCAAATTTGCAGGCGATATGGCTGCTATGTGGTCAGTGTTCGAAGCAGCCACACCAAACGACTTCAGGGGATATGTCTACGGAGATATCTTGTTTCATCCAGGCAAACCTTATCAAGGTGCCGACGGTCGTATCAGCTTTACTCCGAATCAAACAACCTATGCTGTAAAAGGAACTAGCGAAGTAGGAAGAAAGCTGGTCAAAGCTAAGATCGCTGTAGCAGCACATCAGCAATACGGATACTTCGGTGATAAGAGTGGAGAGCCTTTTGAAAATCCAGAAGCTTTTTCCACCAACCCAGAATTAGTAGTCTTTGGTCAAACATATGTAAGTTACAGACCAGAGGTCAGTGCAGACAATTTAGGCAAGATCGAAGCTCTGGCTAAAAATCAAAACATCATAAACAAATTCCTAACTCCGGTTGCAGGAATGGGTTATTTACAAAATGAAATTTATAGTTTTGTAAATGCACAGAGCAAAGCAAAGCAATTAGAAAATATAAACTCAGATGCTTTTTTTAACTTTTTACAAAAAACTCCAGCCAAAGCTGTAAAGGTCAAAGCACACAGTGATTCTAATCCTGGTGTGTTAGATAACTTATTCGAATTAGTTAGAGAAATAATGGCTGCTAAAAATGAAATAATCCGTGAACTTGATCAAGCCGAAGGTGACATCACAGCCAGCACTGCCGGTAAGCCGGGCGGCGAGGGGTATGTTAGCGGAGATGATTCTGTTAAACTAGTTCCTAGAGATCGCTGGACTCCATTCCGCGCCGATTAGCAGCTCAAAACACCTGATTTTTACTCCGACATATAAATACTAATGCCGATCCCGGAGCGGGATCATTTGATTAAGGAGAAAATATCATGGCAGATTTAATTAGTTCAACAGTTGGTTCAACAACATTTGGTGTTAACTTTAACGTAGCAAAAGCCGGTAACGGTATTGCTGGCCGCACACGTATTTTAAGTCTTGCAAAGACAAATATGACACAAACAGAACTAAACAACGTTATTCGTGCGTTACAGACAGGCGGTACAGCAGGTACCGACGATGCAGTTGTAATTGCAGGTATCAGCGTACTAACAGAATCAGGCGTATTCACTAGCGGAACAACTGATGCTGTGCAAGTTGCAGTACAGGGTACAGGTACTTTAACAGCAGGTGCTGACTACCGTGGCGTTACTGGTGTAACAATGGCAGTTATTGCTGATTTCAACCAAACTCCAGTGTAATTTTTTCCAGGGATGGGAAGGGGAAGGGCGGAATTTATTTCCGCTCTTTTTTTGTCTGTGTAAATAGTAGCATATTATGCCTAGATATCAAATTATCACCCTAGTTGACATCACTAGGACTAATCCTGCTAGATCAGAGACAGATAAAATAAAATTGGCTCAACAGGCCAATTTTAACAGCCTATTACAAGCTATTGGTTTAAGATCAAATTGTGAATGGGTCAAAGATCCGGTTATGCAAAACGGAAGACTGCCTTCTCCTTTAGAGGGCAAGGCTGCTCACTGGTGTTGGACATTTGATGTTGAGCGTGATGAAGTATTCCTAAAAGACAACGATCCTGTCGGACTGCTAGTAGATGATTTGAACGGTGTTCCCATCATATCAAATTTAGATAATTCAGTAGATATAGATCCTCCTATTTTTTCTACAAAAGGAGACAATATCAATACCTGGATAAATCCGATTTAAGAATAAATAAAACATTATAGGCATATTCAATAGGCAAAATTAGGCACATATCCTTCCAGGAACTTGACTTAATTCAGGAGATCAGAATATGCCATCAATGGCTGAAAGAGTAAGTGTAGTCGAAGTACAGGTAACTAATCTAGACGAAAAGATTGACGAAATAAAAGTAGAAGTCAACCATTTAGGCACCGGTATACATAAGCGTCTTGATCAGATGTATGATGCATCATGCACACAACATGCCGAATTAGCATCATCGTTAAAAAACACGCACTCAGAGTTAGATGCTAAAATTACAGAACTACAGCAGTTTAAACAAAAATGGATGTATCTGATACTAGGAGGGTTAGCTGTATTAGGATTCGTATCCGGACATTTGGAAACTATTATTAAAATATTTGCCTGATAAGAACAGGCAGTTAAATAAAGGACCATAGGTCCTTTTTTTATGACTAGACTTAGCAACAAGCTAGAATCCCTGATTAAAAACAATAGAGATATACTTCCTGTTAAAACAGAAGAGGGCATCCTGGTAGGAACAATATTGATTGTAAGTCAAGGATTCAGTAAAAGTCTTTATCATAAAGGAAAATTACTCTACAAAAATCTTCACTTAAATATTACCACTGTTAGGATAGCCAATTTATTAGCTAAACAACAATCTACTATCAGAACTGAGACCATATACAGAGCTGATCAAGAATACGGCA